CCTGTCTATATATTAACTATTATAATGTGCTAATTATAATGAGGTTCCAGTTAAGACTCCACTAGCTGTGTTGATGTTAGTAAGAGTAACGCTATTAGAATTCTCAAAGTTGTAGTTACGTGCAATATTAATATTACGTGCAACCATCACACCTTTACCCTGTTCAAGAATAGCCATACCATACTGCTCACGCATTTTGATATTGGTTATATCTCTTTCTGGATCTGACCAACGATCAGTCATAGGCTGTTCAGACTGTCCAATAACTCCACATGCACCAGAATCAACCATTATAAGATTTGTTCTGCAACCAGAATCAATTCTTTCATAATTAGCTGCACCGTATACAAACGGAACCAGTGGTGTAACAATTACTTCGATCGGAGATGGTAAGTATCTCGGAGCGATATTAAATGAAGCACCGATTGGGTTGAGTGTTTGAACCCATGGACTTGCACCTTTCACAACATTACCAGAAGTAGAAGCATTACCAGTAGCGGTAGTTCTAAATCCATAACCGTGATGTGAAGTTCCATATCCAGCAGCATATGAACCATTTGGTGATCTTACACTTGATACAGTTGAACCACTAAGAACAACTTCTCTCATTTCAGTATCAGTCATAAATGTTTTCCATGCAATTGGATTCATTAATAATACATCTGGTGTAAAACCACGGTTAATACCGTATGCATACATTTCAAATATATCATTAGCAGTTACAGATCCATTAGCAGCACCAGTGATATCTCTACCAGTTGTGGTACCAGCATATGAATTTGATGGAGTAATATTATCAAAAATATCATAACCCATCTGTGCCAGAAGATTAGCTGCTACCTGTTCTTTACAACGTGCAAGTGCTTTACCAGCTGCACGTAACCATATATTAACAACATCCCACTGATTTTCCTGGAGAACTTCCTCTGTAAGAGAAATTTTCAAACCATATTTATCAGTAGTGATCGCAACCATATCTCCACCATCAAGGTCAAGAGTTCTTTCTGGATATTCTCCAGCTTGCCCAACTCGACCAGCTTCTAATGCACCAAGTGCACCAATCTGTACTCTAGTACCTCTCTCAATAGTAATCTTCTGAAACAGACGATCAACTATGAACAGATTCGGTTCGATAGCTTCTCTAACAACAGTTTCCACTGTAGTAGGAACAAATCTCATCAAATCTTCTCTAGTAACAAGATCTTTAAGTTCAAATTTATGGCATTTGCCATCTTTATCTATAATTCTTCCACGTGTCTGGAAAGCATCATAAACATTGGTAAATTTGATCTTCTGCTCTTGGTCATAAGACTTTTCAAAAGCAACTTCGTCTTTAATTGATAAATAAGCCATATTGCTCTCCTCCCTTATGATACCAATAGTTGAATTCTAACGAGTCCAAAAGTGCCGCTTCTTGCATAGTTGTAAATTTCTTCTACGGTAGGAGCTGTACCAACACCTGCTAATACTGTGTAATATATGAAATCAAACAGCATCTTAGGTAAACCAGCAGTTTGTGTACCTGGCATTCCAGAACGTGGATAAGTAGCAACTTCATGCAACATATCCTTTGGCCATCTATTATCGATAGCTATTACTTTTCCAACTGTCTGAACTGTTTTATTCTGAGATAAAGCATCTGCTTCACCCTGAATAGCATAGTTTCCAATTAAATCAGATGTTACGAAAACACCATTTTTAAATACATCAGTTGATGCAACAGACAGATATGTAAATATTTTATTAATTTCTCTATAAGTAACTGCACTGGCATAGCTGTTATTTACAAACTTCGGTGTAACACCACTCATTTCTCCAGTTGAAGCAACTTTAATATAAGGAACTTCGACACACCAGTCAGTAAGAACATGACCACCATCTGGATGCATTCTATAATTGAGGTATTTCCCTCTTATATCCTGGTACCAGTCATGGAAAGCAACTCCAATTGGAGCATTAGCAGGAAGAACGAAAGCACCACTTGCAGCAGCATATTCGCCCTGGTTAGTAATAGTTTTTGCAGCAACATCATCTGCAGTATAGAAACCACTACATGTTGTCCCACCATTTGCAGGAACAAGCAGACCAGTTATATGCTGTTCATATCCAAAGAAAGCATTATCCACTTTACTAGTTATCGCAGCTCCACCAGCTTCTGGTGCAGCAAAGCCAGTATAAATAGAACCACTAGAACTTGGGTAACCAATTATACCAGATACTGTAGTATCTTCACATGAGAGTGCAGAAACAATTCGACCTTTAGGAATAACAACATAATCTTGAGTATTTACATCCTGAAATCCTACTGGTAGATATTTATAAACACCATAGTATTCTGGAGGTCTGATACCTTCGCCCTGTTCAAATCTCCAACTTCTCAGCGGTGATTCAGCAAGTTTGCTAGGACGGTTACGAATATCATACTTCTGTGTTGTATGTTGGTCGAATGCGAATGTAGAATTAGGTATAGCCATTATTCAACCTCCAACATTATTGAATTATCTTGTGAGAAAATATCAAAATTTTTCTCATCATTATTCTGTTTATTATCAGAATTTGTTATAACTTTTGTAGGATCTGTTATCTTATCAGAATCCTCGAAGGTTATTTCTGATCTTAAATCAGTAAGTGAATCAATTAAACTATCTACTTTTCTTGCTGACATTTTCTTTGTAATCTCTGCAGCAACATCACCCTTAACTTTTTTAAGATCGATTATATTAGAAATGAGTGCATCTTTAAACTTTTTTTCGAGAACAGTAACATCATCGATAAGTTTATTAATCTCATCTTCTCTCTGAGTTAGTATAGTATCTTTTTTTGAAATCTGATCTTCAAGAGAACTAATTTTAGTTTGTAACTCTTGTTCAGACTTAGTTTTCTCATCTTTTAGTTTAGAAATTTCTTTAATTAACTCATCAGAAGTTAATTTAGAAACATCATCGGTTTTCTTAGAATCTGTATTTTCATCTGGTTTAACAATTTCATCAGAAGGTAAATCAGAATCAGGTTTACTAGTGAACCAATCTTTGATTGCTGTAATTTCTTCTTCTTTAAAATTATCATCCATTCTAAACGTTACAAGATCTGGATTTGACTGAAGTGCATCTTCAGTAGGAACAACTCCAAATTTTTTACCTCTACGATACAATGATGCTTTGATTTTAGACTTAGTACTGTCGTCTAAAGTAATTGTATCCAGAAGTTTTAAACCAGCTTCTACATGCGCTTTATCATGTGCTGGAAATGACCTGTCTGGCCCACAAAATGAACTTTCTGCAAGTTTACTTCTTTGGGCAGGACTCAGTTTAGTATTTTTAATAGTCATTAAACAATCCTCCAAATTTATTTCAGATAATATCTTTTCCCGATTATCCAGGAAATTTTTATATGGTATAAAGCCTTTACCAACATCAACATATGTAATACCAGTATATTTATCAGCTGGTTCATTTACAAAAGATTTTTCAACATATTCAATATTATCTATAATCCAATGTACTGGTTTTCCATCTTCATTATAGGTTCCTCGTTTATGTTCACATAATCCATCTTCATTTATAACTTGATCACATTCACTACATCTGATTCGTGATGCACGTGATCCAACAGAAACAGTAAAATATCTTCCATCAAGTATTTTTTCAATTGCACTATCATCATTAATTGTACATGTAAGTTCTAAATATTTAGGAGGTTCATTTTTTGCATCTGTAGTAACTATTTTATAGCCAATAACTCTTCCAAGAGGATCAGTATTTTTATCATGATTTTTTAAGACTGGTTTATTATATGGTTCAACCCATGACTTAGCACCTTTTTTAACAGCACTTTCAGTATATAAGAGATAATTATCATTAATAAAATCAATATGCGTAGATTTTATTTTAACAGTTATCTTCTGAGGTATTTTCCTTTTTGAACTCATTTGTACCCTTTTCATCTATCTTACAATTACATCCATATTTAAATGGCGGAATATTATTATATGTAATATCATCAAGATTTATAATTAAATTTGAGTGTAGT